TTGGGTGGTGAATCTGGTCCTTTTGATGTTGTATTTTCTTTAGATGCTCTCTTTGGTAGTTATTTAGTTGTTATGATAATGGTTTTAGTTCCTGTCGTTCTTCTGTACCATGCTATTGGCCAATTGGGAGTTTTGATTGGTATGATTATTAATGTACCGATTTTATACATGACCTTTCCGAGTATGGCACTTGGTTTAATAATCTTTTTAATCTTTGGAATTATAGTTTTGTTTATGAAAGGAGATTTAGGTGATAGTCTATGATGGATGTACTTGTTTCTATAATTCTTGTGATTTTGCCTGGAATTTTATTGTATGGGTTTATTAAGGGTATAGCTGGTTTTGCTGTCGGTATGTCCTTTGGAGTTGTTGCAGGAATATTTGCAGGTCTAATAAATCCATGGTTTTTGACTGTTGTTATACTTTTTTTGGTAGCTATTCTCTTTGATATGGGTGATAGTAGATGAACAGTAAAAGTGGGATTATGATTGTATTTCCTTTAGTAGTTATCCTTATGTTAAGTCTTGGTTCTATTGGTTTGGGAAGAAAATATGAAATGGATATGCCAACTGATGCGGAAGGTCTTTTTACTGATGCTGAGGCAAATGTTGATCCTGTTAAAGCTATAAGTAATGAGAGAAGTACTGAAAACTTAACAGATAAAATTGATCAGTTTTATAATGGTTCTATAAATGAAACTAATAACTATGTTGATACATGGTATAATTGGAAAGATTCTTGGTGGAATTATCGTATGTTTGCAACTAATTTAAAAACTTCTTTAGATGAAGTTTTTGGTGATATAGATGGCCATAATACTATGGCCGAAATTCTTAAAGAAAGGCAGATTGAAAGTGATGAGCTTTCAGAAGATGAATATGATTTACTAACAAAGGAAGAAGTTGAGGAAGTTGTTAAACTTGATCCTGAAACTTTAGATAAATACGAAGATATACAAAGTGGGCTTGGTTCAACTATTTTAGGTATTACTTCAAGTAATTTCTTTTTAGCTCTTGTTATTGCTATGGTAGGTATACTTCTTGTTATGGGTTTCGGCCTGTTTGGTTCAGGCTTTGAAGGAAGAAGCGTTAGTTTAATTGTTAGATTTATATTTTTCTTTAGTCTTTGGAGCATTATGTCTATTTTTGCTCAACCTATACTTATGGATATCCCTCTGTTTGGTGGTGTTGTCTGGATGGGTTTAACCTTGATGTATACTTTGGGTATTGTTATGGACAGCGAAGCTATGTAAAAAAACTTTATAAATGGTAAAATATAATATTGTGATAAGATGTCTACTGTACTAGGGTTTGAACCTGAGTTGATGCATACATTTTTGGCATTTGGCATAATCTTCTTTAACCTTCTGGTTGTGGGGTATATCCGTATAAGTCTTGTTCAGTTTGTAATTGGTTCTTTTGCTATAATTTTAGGTACACTTTTCACAGAGATGTTATTTTTTCCTTTAGTTAACCTTCTAGTTGTTTTTATAGGTATAGTTCAGTTAATAGATGCTATATTAGGCCTTCAGGGTGGTGGACTTAAATAAATGATTCTGATTGTTTTGATTATAACTTCTATTCTTTTGGTTGTCACTGGTTCTATTGTAGGATATAAAAAGTTTAAAGAGTTCACGAGGGATAGGGTTATAAAACTTAGAGAAAAATCAGATGGTCTTTATCAGATAGTTAAAAGTAAATATGTTAAAGGGGACACAAATACGGTGGAAATGGATGGATCTTCATACAATTTGATAAATAAGGGTACTTGTTTAAACAAACATGGAAATTTTATTTACTTTTTTGATGAACAGGGGTTTCCTGTAATGTTTGAAGATGAAGACGGTGATAATGAGGGCATAAGTGCCAATTTACAAGATGATATTCTTTTTGAAGGTCTTGTTTCAAACTTTGTCCAAGAGTTCGGTTCAGGCACAGGTAGGGATATGTTGATGGTTCTGGTAATGTTTTTTGCAGGTCTTGGTGCAGGTTGGATATTAAACACTATTGTGAGTGGTATGATATGACGGAAGAAACGGTTGAATTTAAGGTTATTGCCGATGCTATGGCTGAAAATGTAGTCAAAAATTATTTAGAACATGGTAAAGGTATAAAAGAGGTTAAAAAATTATGATGTTTGAACAGTTCACTATTGGCGTGGTTGTAGGTACTGTTATCGGTTGTATAGCCATGTATAAAATTTTGCAAACTTTAGTTCCTGAAAAAATTGCAAGTGCAAAAGCCGATGTTTTAATGGATATGGCTGAAATACAGCAGGAGGATAACGATGACTGATGACATAGGAGATGCATTTGAGGGTATGTTGGAAGGGGCAACGGAAGATAAGAGTATTGAAGCTGTTAAGATGTTGTTAAAGGATGATGGAAATATTGACCTAATGAGTGATATTCCTGAGAGTCTTCGTTTTTCTTTTATGCACGTTCTTGCACAACATCTTAAAGATAAAAATATGGATAAATCAGGCTCGTTTTTGTTTAAATTAGTCCACCATTATAAGAGATACAGAGTTTCACAGGATAGAGCTTCGAGAGGAGAAATTGAGGAAATACTTAAAGCGATGGGGGAAACTGAGGATAAAGAAGCTAAAAAGCTTAAAGAAAAGATGCTGGAAAAGAGGTGATTTTAATTCTTGGTGGAATTACAGGTCATTTAGGTTCTGGTAAAACTTTGTTTCTTACTTTGTTGGCTGATTTATGTCCTCAAGATAGAGATATATACTGTAATTTCTCTTTGGAGTACGATAATGCAACAAAGGTTTCTGTTGAAGATCTTGAAACTATAAATGAAGGTTTGATTTTAATAGATGAAGGTTATATTTGGCTAGACTCAAGGCTGTCTCAAAGTAATTTAAATAAATACCTTTCAACCTTTATTTTTCAATCTAGGAAAAGGGGTTTTGACATATTTATGTCGGCACAGTTAGAGAGTTCCTTAGATTTAAGGTTTAGGCACTTACAAGATCTTAAAGTCTTTTGTTCAGGATTAAAGGAAGTCAGAGTTAATACAGAGAAAAAAGAGGCTTTTGAATATTTACTTGGTGGTTGGGGTAATGTGAAGAAATTCTATCTACCTTTAGAGTATGCAAAAAGAAACCTTTTTGATAAATTTGATACAACGGAGTTCCCCGAAACAGAGGTTACAAAATTCGAGCCTAAAAAGTGGAATAAAATTGTTGATAAATGGACGGATTTTGTGGAAGAAAATTATGGAAATAATGACGACATAACTAGAGGCATGATTGAGGATATCTTGATCGAACAGGGTTGTTCTAATTCTGATGTTCATGATGCTGTTTATGATCGTTTAAAGAGAAGAAGGGTTTTGGAGTAATATAATACCAAAAGCTTTATAAGTAAATAAATATAATATTGTTTTAGTGAGTATAAATGACAAAATGTGATTTTTGTTGTGAAGAAAAGATTGTTTATGGAATAGTTTCTAGAGATTTAAATTTACCTTTGAGATTGTGTCGAGATTGTAAAAATCCCAATGGAGGTTCTTGGTATGCCTAATATTAATTTATATAATGATAAGTACAAGAAGTTGATTAGGTTTAGAGGTCTTGGGTACAAGCAAGATGATATAGCCGATAAGTTGGATGTTGCTCAAACATGGGTTAGCACTAACTTGAGATCACTTAGAGAGAAATACGAAGAAGATAAGTTTGAAATTGAAATCCGCATAATTGTCTCTGAAGGAGGTGAAAAATAA